CAACTTCTTTGCCCTCCATGCAATCTTTCTAAAAGCTCCAAACATCCGGCGGAGTTTATGCGGTCTAGGGAGACAAACGCATGATCGAACTGACCAAGGTTAAGGCCTCCGCCATGGTGGACATGGTCAAGTTTGGATCGCAGCCGACGTGGGACGTGACCGTCTGGGGTGAGGAGCCCCACAACCACCGCCGGACCTACACCATCAAGACGAAAACTGATAATGATGCCGCGTTTGAGGGCATCCGCCTCTTTGTGGAGGAAATGGAGAACCTCGACGCGGTGAGGGAAGACTGAAATGGCCATGACGCCGGGACTTATGCCGAACCTTCGCCAAGGCGGTCTCGGCGGCGCTGAGCTTGTGAACGACGACGACGTGCAGGTCGAGGTTGCCGACAGCGGTGGCGACGTTCCGAACATCGATGAGGACGGCAACGTCATCCAGATCGAGCACGACGACGGCTCGATCACCATTTCCCTCGACGGCAAGCCCCTGAACGAGCCGGAGAACAAGACCCCCAAGGGCTGGTTCGACAATCTGGTCGAGGACATCGACCAGAACGAACTGACCCGCATTGCCGAAGACCTGCTGCGCGGCATCGATGAGGACATCAACAGCCGCCGGGACTGGATTGAGGAGCGCGCTTTGGGCGTGAAACTCCTTGGCCTGAAGATCGAGATACCGGGGCTTCAAGGGGCCGCTGACGGGGCTCCTGTGGAAGGCATGAGCAAAGTGCGGCACCCCCTCCTGTTGGAGGCCGTGCTGCGCTTTCAGGCCAATGCCCGGTCGGAGCTTTTGCCGACTGACGGCCCCCTGAAGATCAGGAACGACGACAACCGCGCCGAGCTTAACGAGGACCAGCTTGCCAACGCGCTGGAGCGGGACCTGAACCACTACCTGACGTCCGTGGCGACCGAGTATTACCCCGACACGGATCGCATGCTGCTGATGGTGGGCTTTGGGGGGACGCAGTTCAAGAAGGTCTACTTCTGCCCGCTGCGGAACCGGCCTGTCAGTGAGACTGTGGACGCCGACGACCTGATCGTCAACAACAACGCCACCGATCTGGCCAACTCCAAGCGCATCACGCACCGCATCATGATGCGCCCCTCGACCGTGAAGCGTATGCAGATTCTTGGCGTCTACCACGACGTCGAACTGGGATCGGCGCGGGCTCCGAAGCTGGACAGCCTGCAGCGGGAGGAGCGGACGCAGCAAGGCCTGTCGGCCGAGAGCAAGCCCGACGACTACGACCGCGAAATCTACGAGTGCTACTGCGAACTGGACATCAAGGGCTACGAGCACAAGTGGAAGGGCAAGGCCTCCGGCCTCGAAATTCCCTACCGCGTGACCATCGACGTGTCGTCCCGCAAGGTCCTGTCCATCGTCCGCAATTACAACGACACCAAGCGCCTGCCGGAGCCCCGCGAGACCTTCGTGGAATACACCTTCGTGCCGGGCATGGGCTTCTACGGCATCGGCCTGCTGCACATCCTCGGCAACACCACCAACGCCATCACGGCGGCGTGGCGTGAGATGCTGGACAATGGCATGTACGCCAACTTCCCCGGCTTCCTGATGGCCAAGTCAGGCTCGCGGCAGAACACCAACATCTTCCGCGTGCCGCCCGGCGGCGGGGCCCAGATTGACACGGGCGGCCTGCCGATCAGTCAGGCCGTCATGCCCCTGCCCTACCAGACCGGCGGCATGCCCGCCCTCATGCAGTTGACCGACAGCATGGCCCAGACCGGCATGCGGATCGGCGGCACTTCGGAGCAGCAGGTCGGAGAGGGCCGTGCAGAGGCCCCGGTGGGCACGACGCTGGCCATGATCGAGCAGGCGACCAAGGTCATGAATGCCGTCCACAAGCGCCTCCACGCCGCTCAGGCGCGGGAGTTCAAGCTGCTGGTTGAGGTGTTCAAGGAGCACCCGGAGGCGTTCTGGCAGCGCAATGGGCCGTCCAAGACGGCGTGGGACGAGCAGACCTTCCTCAAGGCCCTGCAGAACTGCGATCTGGTGCCGCAGGCGGACCCGAACACCGCCTCCCACGGCCAGCGGGTCATGAAGATCATGGCGCTGAAGCAGCTTCAGGGCGCGAACCCGTCCATGTACGACCCCATCGCGGTGGACCGGGCGGCGCTGCAGGCCATCGGCTGGAACAACCCCGAGCAGTTCCTTGTGCCGCAGGGGGCCCAGCAGCAGCCGCCGCCGGAACTGATCAAGATGCAGTCCGACGCCAAGATCGCCCAGCAGAAGGCCGACGCCGAGACGCTGGAGGCCCAGTCCAAGGCGAAGGAGGTGGATGCCAAGATCAAGCAGGGCGCATTCGCGCCCAAGCCGGTCGCTGGCGGCCTCGCTGGCGGGCAACAGCAACAGCCCGATCCCGCCGCGCTCATGACCGCCAAGGCCAAGTTGATGGACGCCCAGACCAAGGGCCAACAGATTCAGGTCCAGCACGCCACGGCGCAGATGGAGGACCAAAACCGCGATCTGGACCGCCAGTCCCGCGAGCGCGTCGAGATGCTGTCGCTGGCGAAGGACGTGGCCCTGCACCCTGAGACGGCCCCGGCCGTCCGGTCGGTCGAGAAAGGCGGGAAGTGATGGCGTCTTCCGTCGATAAGCGCATGACGAAGGTCATTGATCTGGCCAAGCAGCTTGCGACCAAGGTGTCGCCGGGCGCGGCGGACGTGCCCATGCCCAAGCCGGGCCAGCCGATTCCCGTGCAGCACTTCCCGGTGCCGGGCTTTGCAGACGGCGGCGGCGCGTTTGCGCACGACGATCTCGACAGCATCTTCTACAACCCGAACCAGCGCGTCGGGGCCCCGCCGGATCGCATTCGGCAGATGGTTCAGTCGCTGCAGCGCAGCAAGGCCCCGCCGGAGCCCGACACGTTCCATCCCGTGGGGTCGCCGGAGCGGCAGTCCAACCTTGCCCAGTTCATGGCTGGAAACCACCCGGACGTGCCGCCTGTGCTGTACCATGGCACGCAGTCCCAAACGGACTACGACACTGTCGATCCGCACCGCAGCGACCTCGGTTTCCATCTCGGCACGCGGGGGCAGGCGAATGTGCGCCTTGAAACGCAATCCGGCGCGCTTCCCCTGCGTGAAAGGGTGGGCGCATATGGCACGCACTCGCGCGTCATCCCGGTCCACGCCTCGATCAAGAACCCCCTGCGCCTGCGGGACATGGGCAACTTCGGCCCCTACGTGGCCAACCAGCTTCACGACAAGGGCCTGATCTACCCGCAGGAGGTCAAGGACGCCCACAATACGCGCAGCGTCGAAGACCTGCACAACCTGCTGCACTACTATATCCGCCGGGCGGGCCACGACAGCGTGGTCTATCTGAACCGCTTCGAGGTCCCCGGACAGGACATGCCCAATGGCGACACCTCCGTCTCCGACGAAATGTACAAGCGGTGGTATCCCACCGCGCAGGATAGCTACATCGTCTTCCATCCCGGTCAGGTGAAGTCGGCCATGGGCAACAACGGCAATTTCGACATCAGGAAGCCCCAGATGGACAAGGCGACCGGCGGCTTCATCGATCATGGCAAGGCTACCCGGCGGGCCCTGATGACCGCAAAGAACGTGGCGAGGCCCCCCGGCGGCCGGGCCAATGCGAACAAGTGGTCTGGCGACCGCGACAACTCGTTTGAAACACTCGGAAACATCCTTGAGGGCGTCCGTGGGACGGTCACAGGCCGCATGATCAACGCCTATCAGGGCGGAACCGGCCATGAGGCCACGCAGGCCCTGTACGGCGATCTTCTGAAGCTCGCCAAGGAGGGCAAGGTCGGCCGCAAATGGTACGAGCGGTCGAGCAAGCGCATTCTGCAGCACCTCGGGGGCGACAAGAACGCCGCCGACAAGTTCGCCCAGCTTGTGGCCATCTACAGCCCGCAGACGACGGTGCCGGTCAACACAGTCAACGCCATGAAGGCCTACAACCGCGCGTCCGCCGGGCATACGATCTGGAACGGCGACATCGTTGACCGGGATCGGTCCTTCAGAACCATCAAGGAAGCGAACGACTATGTGCGGGCGCTGGGTGGCGAGAACGCGGGCTTTACCAAGGTGCCGCTGGATGACAGCGGAAAGCGGTTCCTGATCGCCCGGCACCAGCCCGGAAGCTATGAAAACATCGCCACCGCCGACCGGGACCTCAAGGCGCATCTCGTCATGAACGAGAACATCCCGTTCGAGGGCCGCAAGACCAACAACTTCTACAACAACCTCATGGTCCACATCGACCCCAAGCGCCTGCAGGGATCGACGCAGGACCTCTGGATGGCCAAGACCTTCGGCTTCCACGATCCGGCGGTCGGCAACAATGCCAAGTACGATTACATGGAGCGCCTGACCGAAAAGCTGGCGCATGATCTGGGGTGGAAGCCGCACCAAGTGCAGGCCGCCATCTGGACCGCCATCAAGACCCGCCAAGAGGCGGTCGATGACGCCGTCAGAAAGGAAGCGGTCGAAAAGGGCCTCGGCCACATGGTCCCCGGCAACGGCAAGACCATGAAATTTGAACTGCACAAGGGTCGTGAGGAGGACTACTCCGAACTGATGCGCGAGCGTGCGCTTGGCGCAAAGGTCACGCCGAAGCAGATTGCCGATTCCGCGCGGGATTTCTCCGACTTCCTCGACCAGAATCTTGCCCACGTTTCGTGGGAGGCTACGCCGAGTACCAAGATCAATCACCTTGCGGGCTTCGATGCCCTGCCTCCCGAGGCCAAGGCGGACTACCAGACGCGGATCAGCAAGGCCCTGCAGGACAGCAAGGGTGGCGACCTGCTGGCCAAGTATCTTGGCATCATGTCTCCCGGCGCAGTCGAGGCTCCCGGTTACTGGGAGGGCGCTTCCAACCCGGCGGTTCATACGCTGGTGGGCGCTACGCGGATCAAGGCGGCCGGGCAGGCCCCGGACATCGACGCCCCCTCAAAGCACCTGATGGACCTCTACGGGGACGCCATGGGCCTTCTGCTGAAGCAGGATGGCGTCGGCTATCACCGCCCCTTCTTCAATCCCAAGGTCACGCAGGCCAATGGGATCGAGTATCAATTCGAGCACCCGACCGACAAGAACTTCCAGCTTTCCCGCGATCACATCGTGAATCTCGGCAAGGCCTTGGACGAGCATGCACCCGGCTCAGGCCTTATCCCTGTTGGGGGAAACAAGGTCCGCGTCCTCAATTTTTCGGACAACTACCCCGACCAAAGGCAGTTCCACCAAGCCGTTGACCGGGTTGTCTCTGCATCGCCGGACTTGACACAACAGGGCGTGACAGCCCATAAGCGCGTGTTTGCAAGCGATGGCGATCTGAGGAGCAACGATTGGAAGGAGCATCCGCATGGTGAAGATTATCGATCACGGATTGGTGCCGCAGGACGACCCGATGTTCTCGAATACCTATCGACTGTTCTCGCCCCACGGGTCGAAGCGGTTGACCGGGACTTCGCGGAAGAGCACGGGCTCTCACGGGACCACGCCCTCGAACACACACTCCGCAACCTCCACCAGCCACAAGCCGCACCCGCACAAGCGCCCGTGATGCCTGCACCCACCCCGGCTGCGGCACCTCAGTTCGCTCATGGCGGGGCCATTGACTATGCGGTTCGACTTGCCGCTCAATATCGCCGCTAAAAACAACCTCGCCCTTGACACAGGATGTGGTATTTGTAGCGGATAGCCGGGACGCCGGTTGATGGAGAGCGCCCATGTCCGAGCACAGGGAAATCAGAGAGAGCCTGCCCCACGGCGGGCGTGGACGCGACAAGGCCAAGCGCATTCTGCGCGCTGACCCCCACAAGGGCAGCAAGGTCGATGCCTCGGGCTACTCGCCCCCTGATCCCCTCGACGCCGACGTGAAGACTGGCGAGCGTCCGCTCTCCCGCCGCATGTTCAAGCGTGGCGGCAAAGTCCTGAAAGTCCACGGCGAGCACGCCAAGCACCACGCGGGCAAGAAGCCCCGCTCCAAGCACAAGAAGTACGGCGGCCCGTCGTCCCAGCACCTGAGCGAGCACGTCAACACCGACATCC